GAGTCGCTCCTATGAGCAGCAAGCATTGGATTGAAACGGCAATCAAGAAACCAGGCAGCTTCAAGGCCCAGGCCCAACGTGCGGGCGAGAGCACGGCGGAATTCGCCGGCGATCACGAGGACACGCCTGGTAAGGCAGGCCGGCGCGCGCGGCTGGCCGAGTTGCTGCTGAAGATAAGGAAAGAGAAAGGTTAAGCAATGGCTCACACACGACTCATAACCCTAAACGGCAGTGCCGGCGCATTTGTGGCCGTCTCCGCAACCCAGGTGACCCGGCGGGTGGAGGTCATCGAAGACGGCAGCGCGAATGGCGGGACTGGGCAGGGTATCGCCTACCAGTTCAACGATGGCTCCGCCACGCCGTTCACGACTACTTATACGATTGAGCCGCAGTCTGAACCCATTGTGCTGGGCTCGCCCATTCCGCAAGGGGAAGGATATGCGCTTACTATTGGTACGCCGCCGGATAAGTCGGGAGGGTATGCGCTTGCGGCTACGTTGCTGCTCAACCTTAGGTCGGCGAGCACGAACACGACCATTGTGCGGGTTACGGAATTCGACTAGGCCGTTTATGAAGAAACTTCTCATTGCCGCTCTCACCCTCGCTTGCTGCTTTTCCCGCGCGCAGGCGCAGAGCGCCGGCCAGATCATCGCGGCGCAGTATGGGGAATTCAGGGTAAACGGTTCGACCATGGGAGGATTTTCTTTTCCTCCTGCTACTTGCCAGGTGAGCGGCGGTGGGCAGAACTTTCCCGCATTTTCGGCCGGCACGCCGATCAAGATTGTCGATAGCAATCCAAACCAGACCGAGGTGGCAACGCCGAGCTCGGTTTATATCGGCGCCTGCAGCGTAAATATGACGACGGTTTATAGCCACGTGCCGCCCTTCTACCTGACTTCGGGAACGGGCGGTCTGCAGGAGGCGATCCATGCCAACCAAACCACGAACGGGCCGAACACCATCCTGCTAAACGCGGAGTGGTACCGGCTGATCGCTCCGGGGAGTGCGGCCAGCATTATTGCTTCTGTCCAAGGCATCCCTGACCTGGGGCTGCAGGACGTGACGACCAGTCCTTACACGTCTTACCAGTGGAATGGATCGCAGTACACGGTGGTCGCGGCTGCTTCCGGCAACTATAACCAGGGATCGGCGGGCGCGGTCACGCAAACCGTCACGGCTAGGTTGCAGCAAAGTATCAGCGTGAAAGATTTTGGCGCGGTGGGCGATGGAGCGCACATGGCGGCGGACACAGCCGGATTGCAGAATGCAGTGGCTGCGGCGGCGGCACAGGGGAGATCGGTCTATCTTCCATCGGGAAATTACTTGCTGAACAATTCTTCAGGGCCCGCACTTTCTGGGAACAGCGGCGTGATTATCTGGGGAGATGGACCGGGCTCCAGCCTAACCTGCGAAACGACGGGCGGCGCGGATTGCATCGCATCCACCGGGGCAACTGGGTTCGGACTGTCAAACTTATCTATCTCCTACGGACCAGCGGCCACCACCCGCTCCAGCGGCTATGCTGTGGACATCGAAACCTGCAATGGCTGCTCGCTCGAGAATGTGTCACTTAATAATGGAGATCTATCCGGGCTGCGCCTGGCGAGTTCGACGCACACCTGGATCAAGAACCTGAAGATCAGCAACTTCTATGCCAATGGGGCATTCCTGGTGAACGATCAGGACCTGCGCCTCGACGGTCTCACCTGCCAGAACAATCAGGATGCCTGCTTCGAGACCTCGTGGTACGACTCCGAGTACACTGCGCATGCTGTGCCGTGTGAGCAGATCACGGCCACTAACATCGTGAGTTCGAATGATCTGGAAGGCATCCTGATCAACTCCTGCCGCAACGTGACGGTCGCGGGATTCTCCGTTGTGGGTTCAGCCAAGGAGAGCGTCTTTGTCGGTCAAGATCCCACGACCACCACGGCCCACTGGCCCGATCGGGTGGCTATTTCGAATGGCGCGATTTTCGGCGCCGGGTATGGAACTAACCCCCTGAATGCCGCCACGGCGCAGGCGGTCCTCATCAATACCGGGACCAATCCCAGTGGAGTGATCTCTCATCTTTCCTTCTCCGGCGTTGTCGCCACCCACATCTCGAGCTGGGGTTTCCAGATGGCGGACTACCAGAACGACGATGTCCAGTTCAACAATCTAACCGTCTACGACGTGGGCAATGGCAACTCGACCGGTTGCTTTCAGACGGAGGGCAATAACGTCAATTTCGCGAACGTCAGCTGCACAGATATTGGCACTTACGCACTCTTTGATAACACGACCACCCGCCTGACCGGGACCAATTTCGTTTCCAACGGCGCGAGCCAGGTGAGTGGGACGCAGGCTATTTTCCTGAACTCGAGTGCTACCGGCTTTGTGGGCATCAATGGGGTCAATATTAACGACACCAATCCGACGGTGTTCTCAAGCTCGGTCTTCGACGACTCCACTACCGGGCAGCATGGGATCTTCAATATCTCCACTTCGTCGATCATGTCTCCCCTGGGGCCGACCAGCAACAATGGCGGGACCAGCTACACCTATACCGACGTGAATCATTCTTACGTGTTGCGCAACGGAGGCACGATTCAAAGCTTCCTGCCTCCCGACGTGTACTTTCTGCCTACCGCGGGTACGACTCCGACGAACCAGGTGAACGGCACGGTCCTCTACTTTCAAAGCAAGTGCCGCGCGACGCCCAGCTCGCCGGAACAGACGGAATCGATCGGATGGCTGAATCTGTATCCGACACTGACCACGGAGTCACTGGCCATCAACCACACCGGCGGCTGCGGGTTCCCGATCACACTCGACCTCACTGCCGCGGCCTCGATGTTAGCGCCGATCATCAATTCAACCGCGACGGTGAGCGGGCAACACATTAGCGGATACGCGGGTGGCGCGTATGCCTCGGTGCCGGTCTTTACCGCCGGCACTGGAGCGGGCACGAGCCCCACGCTGGCGGCGAATGCTAATTCCAACGACCTCTCCGGCTATTTGACGGTGACTACCGGCACTTCGCCGGCCGCTTCTGCGGTCATTGCGACAGGGACCTTCGGGACCGCGTATGCCACGCTGCCCAAGTGTGTGCTGTGGCCGGCGAACGCTGCTGCTTCGGCTTTGAGCGGCACGGCCGCGGCCTACATTCCGGTTCCAGGCGCGGATACTGCGTTTGCGATCCAGTCCGGCGCCACGGCGCTCGCGGCCAGCACGCTTTATACCTGGGGCTACACATGCACCCAGTAAAACCATGAGGCTGCCCTGGATATCCCGCTCTTCGCACGTGGAGATGATGGCCCTGGTGACGACCCAGGTGGACGCACTGCTCCAGGAGCGGAAGGTGTTGCTGGACCGGCTGGGGACGCTTGGACTGGGTGGACCGCTCTTCAGCTCTCCACCCTCGCCGGATGCCTCCGCCAACGAAGCGGAGCCCATTGACCCGGATGCGGACGAGATGGAGAAGTTGATGAGCCTTCGCCGGCGTCCGTCGAAGTTAGCCGATGCGCTCACCCGCAAGGCTTATCGGGACTACAGCAAGGCGCAGGCAGGGCCCAGCGTCCAGTGGATAGCGAAGGTCGATCCCATGAGTGCACTCGACGAAGCCGAAGCATCAGGAAAGAAACAGGCGTAAATGGCCACATACCCCGGCGTTGCTATCACCCAGACTTCGCAGACACAAGTTCCCTTCCCCCAGCGAGGGATGGAGCACACGCCGTCAGACCCGATGCAGGGCACGGCTGATGAGCCGCAGAATAGCGCCCAGCTTAGCGAAGAAGACCAGCAGCGGTTGATTGCGCTGGTGCGGAGTTATAAAGACCAGTGGTCGCAGGACCGCATGGTGCTGATGCAACGGTGCCTGGAGAACCTGGAGTTTTTCAAGGGCAACCAATTTATTTCCTTCGGTCCGGGTGAGTCGGATTTCTTCAGTGCGGTCGACTGGATGCACCAGGGGGACCATGCGCAGGACGCGGACGATAAGGATCTGTATCAGTATTGCAATAACTTTTACCAGATGCTGGCGACGGGCTTTGTGGCGGCGCTGGCTCCGCAAGTTCCTAAATCCAAGTGGATGCCGGAGGATGCGGAACAGCTCTCCGATGTAACCACGGCCAAGGCGGCGCAGACGCTCATCGACATCATTGAGCGGCAGAACCGGGAGCAGTCGCTGCTCAAGCAACAGCTGTTGTATCTCTACACTACGGGAGCGGTCTTCCGGCATACCCGCTATGTGGTGGATGCGGAGCGTGCCGGCACGTCGCGCGAGCCGGTCTTCAACGAGACGGAGACGCAGCTGGCGCCGGATCGTTACCACTGCTTCCACTGCGGAGCGACGACACCGGCGGACACCATGGGTGTGCTGGCGCGGCATTGCGGGCATTGCCACCAGCCGCTGGCGGAGGACTCGTTCTTCCCCGCGGAGTATGGGCCCGTGGTCAGGCAAGTGGGCGAAGAGGAAGTGCCCAATGGGATGGTGGCGCAGAACCTGTATTCCCCGCTGGAGGTGGATTGCGATCCGGCGGCAAACAATTTGCGGCAGAGCCCGATTCTTAACCTGGAGGTCGAGGTGCACGTGGGTGCTCTGCGGGCGGCGTATCCGGATATGTATGACCAGATCGCGGCCAGCGCGACCAGTGAGCTTTCCTCCAACGGGAGCATCGATCGCATTGCCCGGCAGCAGGTGTACTCGCAGACGGGGGCGTATTCGAGCATCCTGCAAGACCAGCGGCCAACGCTTTCGCGGACGTGGATCCAGCCCTGGGCCTTCGATCTGGAGGATGATCAGGAATTCGGCGAGCGGATGCGGGCGACTTATCCGAATGGGTTATTGCTGGTGAGCACCGGCGCTACTTTCCTTTCAGCGCGCGATGCTTCGCTGACCAAGGAGTGGACGTGGGCGGGCACGCATGAGGGCTTCGGGCTGTATCCGCCGTCGATTGGCGATATTGTTGTTCCCTTTCAAAAGCGCTACAACGACATGGCGAACATCCTGCATGAGTTCATGGACCGGTGCTCGTCGGGGGTTACACTGGCCAATGCAGACCTGATCGATACCAAGTCGATGCAGGGCAAGCCGATGCTGCCGGGGGTGTTGAACCTGGTGAAGTTGAAGCGCACGGGGGCTCCCGGCGCGATCCGCATGGCCGATGCGCTGTACCAGTTCCAGTTTCAGATGCATGAAGAGGCCTTTAGCTATTTGGACAAGCTGGCCTACAACGCGCAGATGTTCGCGGGTATCCCGCCGCAGGTGTACGGAGGGGCTGGCGATCCGTCGGTGGAAACATTTGGCGGACAGCAACAGCAACTCAACTCTGCGCTGGGCAAGCTGAACATCTACTGGGAAAACCTGAAAGAGGAGCACGCGACGGC